AGAATTTACGATGTTAAAAATTATCGTAAGTGTAACACTGTTTCCGTTCTCATCTACTTCGGGAATTACTTGTAGAGTTTCGGAATTTATTCTTGGTTCGAAAACACGAATATTCTGTATAATCGCATTCTGCATTTGATTGATTGTGCCTTGATCCATCAACTCAAAAAGATAACTATTGAGGTTCGCACCAAAGTATGGAGAAAAAGGTTTCTCGGTTCGGTTTGTCATCAATAAGTTTTTTAAAGATTGCATGACAGATGATACCGCAGTTTTCTTATACACGTCACCGGCACCCTTCGCTGCAAACGAAAGGTCAATGTCGATATACTCATTGTTCGATGTCGATTTGACAGTTGAAAAGTTTCCTAATCCCCCGTCTTCTATAGAAAATGCTCTAGCCATTTGTCTTTCCTAAAATATTATAGTTCTATTTATACATCTTCGAGAACTTCTACCAACTCATTCTTTGCAAAAAGTATTCCGTTGTATCTTGTTTCCAATTCATTTTTATAGTATAACTTCCAAGTAATTCCATCTACCTTTGGCATTACGACTGTTACTTGTGCATTGAGTTTTCCTGTTGGATCCCACTTATCATATTCTAGAATAAGTTTATCGTATCCAACATAGTCCTTGATATACTCAGCAAGATCGAATGTTCTTTCATAATCGATCTCACCCTTCTCATCAACTACTTTGTAACTTACCATTTGACCGTCTTGTTTTAGAAGATTTTCTCCTGCAACTGTTTCTAGAGGGCCACCACGATAAACCCCTTCCGATACAATAAGACGCACATCTTTGAACATGTCAATGTTTCCATTGATTCTACGGAACAACTCTGCGTGTAGATAGAGATTGTATGCAAGTTGTTGTCTATCATTAGGACTATTTTGATATTTGTCTATGGTCGATAAACTACATGGGTTTCCTTTACTGCCAAGAAACTTAGAGACTGATACTCCAGGCGCAAGTTTAGTGAACGAAGTAATATCCTTCGCATCAACTAAAGCTGGATTGTATTTCTGATCTGGTACAATTGTTATCATTTGAATCTTTTACCTCTATTCTTCACGGAGTTACCAAGTGGAGTATAACCAAATCTTGGAGATGTTTCTTTCTTGGCAATACGTCCTACCTTCGGAGGTAAAGGATTTTCCCAGTCGGATGCAATCATACCATTCTTTATCAGTGCATCGGGGAATGAGATACCTTTCTCGTTCACGATTGTTCTGTTCGCTTCGTCTCGCATGGTAGATCGAATTTCATTTATAGTGGGTTCTTTTTCAAACAGTCCCGCATAGTCATCACGTAACAGTATATGATTGCGTATTGCATCTTTACTATCAATTGATATTGCACGTATAGACAAATGTCCATCTGACAAAAGACCTGCAACTGCATCTGTCTTAGGTATTGGTTTCAGTGGAGATAAAGATTCCATATTCTTAGGCACATCAGGCGCCCCTCCGGAGGGTTGTCCACCTTTCTCCTTGGATGCAAGTTGCGCAGTCTTCGCATTCTCTGCTTTATGCGCATACTTGGATTTGATTGCTTCGAGTGCCTGTCCATGGAAAGAACCATAGAATGATGCACCCGAAGTAAATGGCACCGCACCTTGTGGCCCCATGTAAACAGGGCCAGTGAACTCGACTTGTTCCCCTCCAATCGCACCTTTCATACCAAGTACTGATATTTCGGTTGCAGAGATATTACCCTGCAATGCAGTCATCACAAATTCTTCTTCGGCAGATACATGGAAACGATTACCGGTGAACATTTCAATCTCAGCACCTACGTTATTTTTCCAATGACCTTTGATGGTACCATAACAGTTACCCAAAACAATATCTGATTTGTGTTCGACTGTCTTGTTTACCGCAGTACCTTTAGTTGTATAATTGGTGTTCAGTCCTACCGTTGTGGTGTTGTTCTTACGTATCTCGGTGTTGGTATTGCCATCAACGTTGACATTGTAATCACCCCCAACATTGACATTATAGTCACCTGTCACTTCAAGGTTGAGGTTTCCATTATACACCAACTTACCGTTACCTTCAACAATGACAGTTTGGTCACCACCAGTAACCTCGACCTTGTTATTGACCGCAGAGATGACTACCGACCCGTCTGCGCGGACTTCTACACCCGCACCCTTACGGTGTTTGATAAGAATACGTTCACCGCCAGGCGTGTCATCATACGAGATGATATGACCCGATGCGGTTTCTTTTACTTGGTTGAACGGGAAACGAGAAGGTTCTTGGTCTTCGAGATCCAAGTCTGTTCCTTCGGTACCACCACCAAGATAAAGATTCTCTACTTTGAGACCACGTGCAGATCTATTTAATGAAGACCCATAATGATATTCCCTTTTGGGAAATTCTCCAGTAGGATCTTGGAAACCATCAATTGGAACACCTTCGGTATTTTCAATTGCAGGATTGTCACCTATCGTTTTTTTATTTGTTGTAGTTGTCATACGGCCTTCTTCAGTTTCAGACCATTTCGGTCTAATGATGTTTCTGTCAATGGATCTGCGTAAACAGTCTTCTTACCAAACTTGTTCTCAACAAAAGATATAACATCAAAGTACGGATCTTGAGATGAGATGTCAATGTCATTGTGACCGAGAACTTGACCGCCCGGAACTATCTGGTAGAATATTTCTAGAATATTTTCTAGTGTCTTCATCTGAGATATAGTGAATGAACTCGCGGACAAATTCAATAAAGGATTGTCAGCTTCGGTCGCGACATTCACACCACCTACCAAACACACATCAATACAGTTAAACTTGTGACGGTTGATGTCACTTGCATCCGCAACATTATCTAAGGGTAGTCCACGTTGAAGTGTTCCGTCACGTCTAATGACCAGATGGTATTGGATACCAACATGTCCTGCTTCGTTGTGTCTTAGTTGAATCTCTTCTGCACCAATGTTTGCATTCGTGTAGGTTTCACTTGCATGAATTACAACCTCGGATATCTGTCGAGTCATTTTAACAAACTCTAATCCAAGTTCTTCTTTAGAGTCTATGTAAGAAAATTCTCTAATATACCCTGCGGAATATCTTTTAGAGAGTTCCAATAGATCCAAATCTTCGGTGAAGAATTCACCCGCTTCGGAGACAACACTTCCTGCTATTGTAGTATCTACTTGACTAAGTGCATTCTCAATCTTAACAGACTGATTTTTAAAGTTTTGTAATTCGGTCTCGGATATTCCGGCAGCTCTTGCTTTACTCTGAACCTTGAGATTAAATTCTTCAACATTATTAGCATCTGTGCCTCTAATTATTGTTTTTAATTCTGGAGATAATGTTTTATCTTTCAGTGTCAGTGCTTTGGTTGCTTTGGTGAGATTGATATCCCCGCCAGTCATGATATCGTTCATGATACCAGAGAGGAAATCTTTATCGAGTTCTTCACCTGCACCGAACAGTCCCGTAAGAATACCACCGACCGAACCAGTCAAATCTTCGAATAGATCTTGTGCAGTACCAAATCCTAAGTTTATATCAGAAGAAACATTGTTAACAAGATCTGTTACCGCACTTCCGATACTACTTGTAATAGCACTGAACCCATCCGAGATTATACCTTTTGCTTCATTGAGTCCAGTCTCTAATGCGGAAGTCAGTGATCCTGTCGCTGTCGCAGATGCGTTGGCAATAGTATTACCGACACCTTCGACTGCGGATACCGCACTTGCAACTTCATCTAGTAAACCACCACTCTTTGACTTATCGACAACTTCATCCAATTTACTCTGTACGTTCCCTATACCTTCGGTTATAGAAGCACCCAATTCATCACCACCGGCTTTGGCTTCGGATGCTGTTGTCTTGATCGAACTCAACAACGTACCTTTTCTTTCGGACGCATCTTCGATTGCACCGGCAAGTTCATCAAGTGCAGAACCACCCAATGAAACGATAGTGATACTTTCTACAGGCGGAATGATTCCTGTCAAAGATTTTGTAATCTCAGGAACAGTACTCGGTGAGTTTTCTCCGGTCTGTACTACGGTAGGTACTAATGCACCATCAACCAATTGTGTTATTGGATTACCTGCGGAATCTTCGGTAGGGAGTCCGCTCCCATCTAAGACGAATTCTTCTACCTGAGTGGCTACATTTGTCACGGTGACAATAGGAACGCCCACATCAGTTATCATCTTAGATGGATCTGTATTAGGGTATACTCCCGCAGTAGGAAGTACTTGGGACAATGAACCTGTGGTATCAGTTTTTGAATTGTTGTCTAAACTTTTGAATCCGTTCACATCAACTTCTACATTCTTACCGAGTATAGTTGATGAATTCAGTATATTCGCATCCTGAGACTTTACGACCTGTTGATTAAGGACATTTAAGTTTGCGGTTGATATGACCTTTGCTTTGAGACCGTCATTAAGTGTTTGGAGACTAGACATTTCTATACCTTCTTATTCGCATATATTTCATATACTCTTTTTACTTCGCTGTTGTAATCATCTTGAATAGGAGCATAATGACGACCTATAATATTACCCAAAGATCTTGGTTTGGATTTATCAATAACATCAGAATTCAAAATGCGAATGTTTGCATCTACGTGAGTAGTATTTAGTTCATATGATATGAATGCCAATTGTGTACTGAAATGCCACCATTCATTACTGAATGCCTTCAGGCGAGTGAATCTAACACCACTCCAACCCATCAGTCCGGTACCGCCGATATTTGTATATGTGGTATCAAAAGAACTGTTAATACGTGAGATCGCACCCACAATCGCACAAGCTTGTTTGATACTGTATCCGGTAGAAAGAAAGAATTTGACAGCAATGTCTCTACGCAACTTCGAAGTAAACTCATCAGGAGTTTCATCTCTAAGTTCATTCTTCAATGCTTCCGAAGACTCATCAATAGAACCTGTTGATTGATTATAGAACTCTTGGTCTGGACTTATTCTCTCAATCAAACTGTCGTATGCAACTTGTTTTTGAATCGAGGTAGGATATTCTGTACGGGGTAGTGAACCGATCACGATAGGAACTTGTGACTCGGTACCATCCATAAACATACCAAAAACAAAAGAACCCGCCTCAAGTCTTGGAGTAGAACCCAATCCAGACACACCACCCTCGGTGGTAGGTAATACTACCTGCGCCCACGGGAGATCATTCTGTCTCACTTCACGAGTAGATGGGTTATGGATACCATGG